TTATACCAGACATTTTTCATACACTTCCTTGTACGGATAGTTTTCTGACAAATTCATAATTACAGTTCTTGCGGTTTTAATGATTTTGGCTGCAAGAAATACATACTTCAAACGAAAGGTCTTTATTTGCTGTCTGTATTCTGAAGGCTCTAAGGAATCAATCTTGAACAACAAAAACAGGTTATATGAAAGCATCATCATTTGAAACACCGCTTCATTTGCCCAAAATGATTTAAGTAAAAGATGACCCACCGCCATGTCGTATTTGGCTTCTTTAATATAGTTCTCAGCATTGCCACGTTTTTCATAGGATATAACTACTTTTTCAGAAAGCAATGTAGTGTTTGTCACAAAGAAAAAGTATTCGTACTCAGAGCCTTCTAAAAGTGATATTTGTGCTCTTTCTTTTTCTGGTTTCAGTACGCGAGACACAACAAACCTTCTGTCTTTCTCCCAGTTATCTAATTTTGTAAACAGTTCTGTAGTTTCTCTGCCTTCTTCACCTTTAACGAATACAACCGATGAATTCGTTGCTTGAGATGCAAGCGTAGAATAACTTTTGGCTTTAATTAAATATTTGCAACCAAGAGATTCTATCGTTTCAATAATTTTTTCATCAAAGTAGCCACTATCCATTCGAAATAAAATCTCTAAATCATCTGTTTTGATGTTGGCTACTATTTCTTTGATCATTTCAGATGCACCGTTAGCTGTGTAAGTATTGCCACTTCTTACAAATCCGGTGACGTAGGCTTTTAATTCGTCGCAAAATGCAAACTGGATATTGTAGCATCGGGTTCCTAGTTTCTTGGGATTATATCCTTTTGATGCACCTTCTTGATGACCTTCTACGTTGATTACACTACTATCAATATCAATCGTAATGGATGTCAATTTACTTTTAGTGAGCAGTTTTTTAAAGACTTTAAAATTAATGTCTCTAAACATTTGTGTTGTCTTAAAGGTGAAGTTTCCTAAAAACCGTGACACTGTTTCAGGTTCTTTTACGGAAATATCAAATTCATTAACGAGTGGATCATTTTGAAGGAGCTTTAGACGTTCTAGCTTGTCTATACCAATAAAGTGACCACAGATCATCGTCTTTATATGATTCATCTTGATTTTATTTGTGGAGTCATTATCAAATACGAGGTCATTTTCAACTAGATCAAAAATCTCATTACTTTTTGCGTTCTCAAGGAGAAGAAAAAGACCTGCATTTGATGTTAGATTCTTAGCTGTGAAATCAATTTTATTAATCATATTTTAAACCCCTTTTTCTGCTTTTGTTACTATTATTGTACCATATATCGACTCATAAAAGCTGATAATTCAACACATTTTTGAGCATTTTTCTTTCACCCAATGGGTGAAAGCTGAATTTTGAAGGAACGTATATTTATCAATGCTTTGAGGGTGGTTTATAAAGTACTGACGTAGAATCTCAGTATAAATAATCTTTGTTCGCATTTATCTAGTAATAAAGTATATTTGATTATAACATTGTTAGCCAATAAATATACCATTTTATATTCCAGTGGGAATCACGTCATCAATAAAATATTGCTTTCTCATTTTTGAGATACCAATAAACTGCTTATGACATTCCCACAAATCCATCAAGTAGCCAATAGGCATAAGCCAGACTTCTTCTTCCCGGCGATTCAATTGCACCGTTCCAAAATAAATAATTCGGGTAAAGAGTTCTTCCTCACTTACCCGACCGCCTCGTTTTTTGATTCTTCACTCTCCACATTTCTTTTGGTCCCCTTCAGCATGCTGGCCATAATAGCATTTTTGTACTGGGCCAGATCCAAAGGTGAGGTCAAAAGCTCCATCTCTTCTTCGGTTAAGAGTTCCTGCTTATTCTCTTTGTTTCTAAGATTGTGGATTAGGATGGACTGATTGGCCAGCAAAGTGATGAGCCACACCACTTCCTCCAAGGCCATTTCAAAGTTTTCTGTTTTCATGAGTTTTTCGCCAAGCTTCTCTAGCCCCCCATAGCGCTTGGCGATGGCTTTGGTTGCTTTCGTGGTGAGAATCAGCCGGTACTCTCTATCGCCAATGGTTATCGCTGTACTTCTTTCTTCAGAAGCTTCATCTACTTCCACTGGTTTTAATTCATTAGTCATAAGTTATCCTCCCATCCTTATTCTGAAACCACTACGCTAGCTACAGTAGTGGTTACGCTATCAGCACCGCTTAGGCTTAAAACACAATAGTAATAATAGGTACCGGCTACCAAATCAGTAGGAATGTCAAAGCTGGCCGCAGTTTCTCCATTGATAATCGTGCCGCCGGTGGCACTGTCCACCTCATTCTCGTACCATTGGTAAGTAACTGGGTTACTGGTATTGCTGCTGGCTACCACCGAGAGGCTCTCGGTAATGCTACCTGCGGTCACTTCCGTTGTGGCTGCTGGTTGAGTCGCAATGGTAATGGTGGGTGTTACCTCAGTGAAGTCGGGTTCATAAACAGATGTGAACCAATTGGTAATGATGGAAGCTGCAACTCCATCATCTCCTTCTGTCACTTCTGCTTTCCACGGGTGTTTATTTTCCCCATCAAGCTTGTTTCTTCTAAAGACAGTGCCTTCTATGGTGGGACTACTAAAGGTGATGGAATCCCCCTTGGTGGCCAGACTAGTTGCGGGAATACTGAAGATAACCCGGTAAAGCCAAAAGTAGCGATATCTTCCGTTGGATTTCTTAGCCCGAAACCCAATAGCTACCGGGCTGCCACCGTCCTCACTTCTGGAAACTACTACATTGTTACTGTCAATCTTACAGCCGGTTAGATCTTGAGCCACTGTAGGCCCTATATCATCTACGCCAAGGCTTAAAGATCCACTTTTAAACTCTTTGACTATTTCTGATGCTGCGTCATTGGCATAAAGTATCGCTTCAATAAGCTCTACACTTAGCTCGGCGGTCATGGCCTTGGCCAGTATTTGGGGGGTGCCATAAGTTTCATCACCATTTGTATCTTCAGTGATTTTGGCGTAATATAGCCGATCTAATCCTATGGTTGCCATGGTTTTATACCTCCATTTCGTATACCATCATTACATCTACGCAATAATGATGGTATTTTGTATCTTCTTCAAACCCGATGTATCTGCAATCGGTAATGGAAAAACCAGCCTCAAGGAGTAATCTTGTCAGCTGGTTTCGCCTATTTATATAGTTGCTTTTTGTGAAAAGAGAAAGTCTTACTTCCTCTAGTTGTGTTAACGGCCTATTATCAGCGTAAAGGTCAAGGATATCTGACATCGGAGTGATTACCAGATATTCATCTGGGGGAGCTTCGCTGAATATTCCGGTTTCAATAGGTATATCCAACGTTCCTAAGAGAGTATTTAATTCAGATAATATGCTCATATTCCTTTCAACTCCTGGTCCAGCTTTGCCTTCATCACTTCAATGCAGAATTTTCTGCCGGAAGATCTGGCTGGCTTTAAAAAAGGTTTTGGTGGTTGACCGCTTTTTCCATACTCAATGATGTTGGCAATCTTGGCATTGCTGTCACCATCACTTCTCGGCTCGGAAAACCCTATCTTAATATTATGGTTGCCCTTATTATCAAGTCGAGCCGGGGAGAGTCCTAAAGCAAGTTCTAGTTCTCCGGTGGAACGTGACGGGTATTTGGTGCCGCTTCCAATGGCAGCGGTTAAGTTTGATTTAATCTTATGAAGCATGACCACACCGCCTGCATCCAGAACTTTAGGAATAATTTCATCTGTCTTATCACCCAGTTTTGAAATCTTTAAGAGAAAATCTTCCGGCATTTTAACTGAGCAGCGTCCCATAATGCCAAGTCACCCCCTCATTTCTGATGCCACTACTTTTTTGGCTAAAACCTCTATATACATTCCACGATTCTTTATGTCCATCACACTTGTAACTTCATAGCGTCCGTCACTACAAACAATAACCATAGCAGTAGAGACTTCAACATCTGGTATCCTTCGAAAACGGAAAAGAGCATTGGCTTCAGAAAAGGCAGCCATGTTTGCCCATTTCTCGCTGGCATACCGATCTTCCTTATATGCTCTAACCGAGGCGATGATGGTATCTTTAACTGTGCTAAAACCTTCACTGTCTTTTGTTACTTCGGTTGTTATAAGGTCAATGAAGGTGTTCATTTTTCCAATGCTCATAGGCTACACCTTCCAATCCCGGTTAAGCCGCAAAAGCAAATTGACCGTATCCCGTGCGTGTTGTCCAGCTAATGCGCTGTCGGCAAAGAACCCCCCGGTGCCACCATCCCTACTTTCATAAAAATGGGAGGTAAGCATGATTACTGCTTGCTCGGTAGTAAGGGGCATTTCGTTATTGGAATAATAACCTTCCGATAGATGCTGGTAACTTTCAGCATAGGATATAGCGGCGGCGATATAGCTACTGAGAAGTTCATCATCCTTATCATGCTCTAAGATCAGATTAGCTTTAACTTTTTCAAATAGTGTCATCTCCGCCACCATCCTTTCTTTATTCTTCTGGAGCCACTATTTCCACCATAAATTCGGTTTCATCATAGCCAGAGGACCACAGCGTAAAGAGCTTAGGCGTTTCTATAATCTCATCGCATTTGAGCCACATGATGATATCTCCGTCTGTGCCGCCTACACTGGCTGCCTCTGTTACATCAGCTTGTGTTAGCTGATAACCGTTGTATTTGATTTTGGTGATATCAGAAAGTCCGGTAGATATTAAAATCCCTATCCATTTATGGATGCCCTGTGCGGGATTGGCGCTATCAAATTCCACTAGCTCCTCTACATCAACGGTAACAGTGATTATGCCATCGGCAATGGTTACATCACTGACCTGGCTTTGATTCGCGGTTATCGGCTGCCCTTCGGTAGCTATCGGTGCTTTCGCAACGGATACGTTCCAGGTGTCAAATTCCATGAAACCAGCATCCTTAAGCTTGGCCAGCAAGTCATTGAAGTTATCCTTTAGATCATTGACCTTGGCGGCGGTGCTGTTAGCCTGGTTTGAAGCTATAGGGAATCCTTTTAAAAATGCTCCTTCTTTAATCTCCAAAGAGCCACCCTCTATAACTTCCAAAATCCCGCCAATGACAGTTTTCTCGCCGCCTTGCTCGGTATAGTTTTTAGTGTTATAGCTCATCATTAGCACCCCCATTAAGCCTTCTGCTGCAAGACTTTAATTGCTTCAGGAAGAATCAGTTTCCCATCCACCCTTTGGCTGCCGAGAAAACCAACCTGACCTGTAGTTGCATAAAGCTCGTTCAGGCGTTTAAAGCTTCTTCCTTGTCTGTCGGCAATCCAGTAATACTTGAAATCACCGAAAGCGATAGTCCTGGCACCAGCTGCAATAGTAGGGGCATAAGCAGAGGTATAAACCGGCCGGTTAAGAAGAGTATCCGGAGTCCCAGCAGTTAATGAGGGCTGCCATAAATATTGCCCTTGACCATCTTTTAGTTTTCTTAAGACTTTAACGGTGGCGTCATTAAGGATGAATACCGCATTTTTCCTGTAGGGAGACTTAAGCGAATAGACTAAATCAATAACCTCATCTGCAGTAATAGCGTTATTTGCGGCAGCAGTAGCACCTATTTGCGCACCTCCGGTTGCGGCAAAGATGCCTGTAGGCTTTCCTTCACCGTCTCCTACAAGAAAGGCTTCTTCTTCCTTGGCTCCGATTCTTCTGGCAAACTCAGTTGAGATAAATTCCTCAATGTTAAACACACTGTCATTTAGGAGCTCTTCGGAAACTTTAATCATAGTACCCAGCTTGTAGGCTCCGATTGAAGCCTGACCAAATACTACATCGTCTTCGTCATAATCTTCACCTTCATCGAGCCAAGATGCGGTTCCTTTGGTGACTACAATGGGAATTTTACGATCCCCACTTGAAGTTTGAATGATCTTAGCCAGCTTACGGAAGATGTTTTCTTCTTCCAGGGTTTGAATAAGGGTTCTTTCAAACTCATTCGGCACAAGGTATCCGCCTTCTGATTCTTCGCCTATGGATAAAGCGTTTAGCACATCCTGTCTGGGGTTCTTTGAACGCATTACATTCCAGAAGGCTTTTTTGTATTCATCGCTGGCTCTGCCGGTTTTTTCATCCATATCTGGATTTACTGGCTTTCCGGTAAGGGGCATGTTGACAGGCTTATTAAGTTCAGCCTCTAAAGCCTCCTGTCGCTCAAGGCGGGTTATTTCCTTACCCAGATTAACAATGTCTGCTTCCATCTTGTCATAAACTGCGCCATCCTCAGCAGATATTAGACCGTCATTACCTCGTTTTGAATCAAGAAATGCTTTGGCTGCTTCCCAGGCTTTAGCCCGTTTTTCACGTAATTCAAGTATTTTACTCATGTTGGTACCTCCTAATATTTTAATAAATTAAGCCGCTCATATAGCGGCTCGGTGGACTGTTGGGGCATTGGTTTTTTCAGCTTGTCGAGAAGGGAATTTGCTACCGCTCTTCGACTAAATACAAAACTGTCTTGCGGCGGGCTTTCGCCGGGCTTAAACATAATGGCATCGGCAAAGCCAAGTTCAATAGCTTTATTAGCATTTAGCCAGGTTTCCGCATCCATCAGGTGTGAGAGCCTTGTCCTCGACAGGCCGGTTTTAATCTCATAGGCGTTGATGATGCTTTCTTTTACTTCATTTAGCATACCGATTGCTTTTTGCATTTCTTCACTGTCTCCAATGGCGATAGTGAAAGGATTGTGAAGCATCATTAGGGATGTGGGGGACATTAGAACTTTTGTTCCCGCCATGGAAATCACTGATGCTGCTGATGCGGCAATTCCGTCAATCTTAACTGTGACATTGCCCTTGTAGTCCATTAGCATATTGTAAATCTGTGCTGCTGCGATGCAATCGCCTCCGGGAGAGTTGATCCAGACAATGATATCTCCTTTGCCGCTTAACAATTCTTCCTTAAAGGCAGCTGGGGTCACATCATCTTCAAACCAGCTTTCCTCGGCTATCACGCCGTTTAGGTAGAGAGTTCGTGAGTCTGTATCTTCATCACGTACCCAGTTCCAGAATTTCTTCATTCATCTTTTACCTCCAATCTATAAAAATTGGTCTTTGCCTACCATATCAACCCTCGCCATACTTATTACTCCAATCCCCAGCCCGAGCTAAATCCACCATGTTGCCATTGCACAAGAATTTGTTTCCACCTAATTCATCAGGTATCAAGTCCATATCTTCTAATGCTCTTGCATCATTAGGGCACATAAAGCCATTCTGTATCCCTATTGCATAACCGTTCATTCGGCTAGTATAGTCGCCTCGAAGCAGCCCATCCACATTGAATTTGGCAAATAGAAGCTTCTTTTCATCAGTCCGTAAAAGAGAGCGGCTGATAGCCTGTTCCCAGCGGATTACCCAAGGGTCAAGGGTGTATTTTACAAACTCCAGTGACTGCTGCTCTATATTAGAGAAGCTCGATTTCTCAAGATCTCCGATCATATGTGGGGGTATCCGGAAAATTCGAGCTATCTCATTGATTTGAAACTTTCTCGTTTCAAGAAATTGAGCTTGCTCCGGTGATATGCCAATAGGCTGATATTTCATCCCTTCTTCTAAAACTGCTACCCGGTGAGCGTTACTGCTGCCTTGATAGGCCATGTTCCAGCTATCTTTTACCTTTTGCGGATCTTTAATTGTCCCCGGATGCTCAAGGACTCCTCCCGGTGCTGCACCGTTGGCAAAAAACTTAGCCCCATATTCTTCAGTTGCCATGGCAAGGCCAATAGCATTTTTGGCCATAGCTATAGGGGAGTAGCCCACAAGTCCATCAAAGCCTAAGCCAGGGATATGCAGCACATCGCTGGGCCTTAGGGTGACTGTCATGCCACTCATAGTTGGTGCTTCATCCTGGTAACGGGTGTAGGAATAATATAGATTTCCTTTAGAATCCCTATCTACCCTCATGCGATTTGGCATCAAAGGATAAAGGGCCAGGACTTCTCCTTTACCATTTCTTATTATTTGGGCATAGGCATTTCCCCATAAAAGCAGGTGGCTCATCAAGGTTTCCCTAAACACAAAAGAACTCATCTCCGGATTCGGCTCATCGTGGAGTAAAAAATACAGAGGATGAGAGAGGGCCTTTTCCTTGCCTTCGTTATCTGTGTATTTATATAGATGCAGGGGAAGGCCGGCTACAGCTTCAGCTAAAATTCTCACGCAGGAATATACTGCGGTCATTTGCATAGCGGTATGCTCGTTTACAGGCTTACCACTTGAACTGCCACCAAAGAAGAAACTATAGCTTGATCCTGGCGTTCTGTT